TAGATTAAGAGGGGGAGCAATCCCCCTTTTTTTATTGTTAAATAGTAAAAATGCACTAAAATTATGGAAAACTCCAAAAAGAAGATGCTAAGAGAGGTCTCCAACGACCATCTTACTCCAAAAAAACGTGATGATTTAGTACAAAGTGAGATTTTTGGGGATTTTGAAGAAGATGATCTTGAATATGACGATCAAATGATGATTATTTGAAACATTCGTTTGCAATCCTTAATAAATAAAGAATAATCGCTGTATTAGTGTGCCAATAGAACGAGTCAGTCGTGGTTTTAAAGACATCAGTATGACATTTCAGTCTAATCCACTGAATGATGATCTTATTGCGATTAAAAATGAGAATGCAATTGCTCGTTCTTTACGAAATATTGTCTTTACAACGCCTGGAGAGAAGTTTTTTAACGAATCTTTTGGTTCAAGGATTAGTGAATCTGTTTTTGAGAACATAGATAGCATTACTGCTACTATTATTGCTGATGAAATTCGTGAATCTATTAATAATTATGAACCTAGAGTGGATTTGGAAAGTGTAAAAACATTTCCCAACTATGAAACCAATGGTTTTGACGTAAATATTACGTATAATATAATCGGAACAGAGATACCAACACAAGAATTACAATTTGTTTTGCAGTCAAGTAGGTAAAAATGCCATTAGCTAATTTTTCTAACCTCGATTTTGATGAGGTTAAGACAACTTTACAAGAATATCTAAAATCTAACTCGAATTTTACTGATTATGACTTCGAGGGGTCTAATCTTTCTACGATTTTAGATGTTTTAGCATATAATACCTACATTACATCATACAATGCAAACATGATCACCAATGAGGTGTTCATTGATACTGCAACTTTAAGAAAAAACATCGTTTCACTAGCAAGAAACATAGGTTATACACCCCGTCCAAGACAAGCAGCAAGAGCAACTATATCTTTTTTCGTTGATATTGATGGAGTAACACCAGCTCCTGCTACTTTAACCCTTAAAAAAGGTCCAGTAGCAACATCTGCAGCAACTTTTGCTGGACAATCGTTTATTTTTTCAATTTTAAGTGATATTACCGTTCCAATTATAAATGGAATTGCAACATTTACTGATGTAGAGATATATGAAGGTACTTTTTTAACTCAAACTTACACTTATTCAGCAAGAACCCCAAATCAGAAGTTTATTTTACCAAATATTGGTGTTGACACTGATTTAATTAAAGTTTCTGTACGTCCAAACGAAGCTTCTGCTACAGAAACAAAATATTCTTCACAAGAAAATCTTTTTGATGTAAAATCTGACTCAAAAGTTTATTTTTTACAAGAAATTGAAGATGAAAGGTATGAAATATTTTTTGGAGATGGAATTTTTGGAAAAGCACTAGAAGATGGTAATTTTATTACAATAAATTACATTACTTCTAATGGTGATGCTGCAAATGGAGTCAGTTCTTTCAATTTTTCGGGAAGACTTCAATATACACGTAATTCTGCGACCTATAATGTAGTAACTGGTATTTCTTTATTGACAACTGGCATAACTGCTGCAGGTGGAGAGACAATTGAGTCTGTTGAGTCGGTTAGAAAGTTTGCTCCACGAATTTATGCTTCACAAAACAGAGCAGTTACTTCAAATGATTATGAATCTTTAGTTCAAACAAAAATTTATCCAGAAACGGAGTCAATTTCAGTTTTTGGAGGTGAGGATCTCATTCCTCCACAATATGGAAAGGTTTTTCTTAGTATAAAACCAAAAAATGGTGATTTTTTACCAAATTTGGTAAAAGAGCAAATAAAATTAAAGTTAAAGAAGTATGCAGTATCGGGAATTATCCCAGAAATACTTGATTTGAAGTATCTTTACCTTGAAGTTGATTCAAAAATATATTATAACTCAAATTTAGCAGAATCTTCTGCATATGTATCCAGTCTTGTTGAAAATAATGCTAATAAGTATGCTGAATCGACTGAAATGAATAAGTATGGAGCAAGATTTAAATATAGTAAATTTTTATCTCTTATTGATAATAGTAATGAATCAATAACATCTAATATTACAACAATTAATATGAGAAGGGATTTGAGAGTTGTTTTAAATTCTTTTGCTGAATATTCAATTGGTTTTGGTAATGAAATTCATATTAAAAGAATGAGTGGATATAATATTAAAACAACTGCATTTAGAATGTCAGGTATAATGGATGATGTTTATATTTCAGATCTTCCAAATACAAATAGAATAAACGGATCATTATTTTTATTCTCTGTCCCTTCTGTAGATTCCACATCACCAATTATTCGTAAGAGAAATGTAGGAACAATTGACTATAAAAATGGAGTTGTTACTATTAATCCTATTAATATTCAATCTGGAATGGTTAAGGATGGGCAAACAACTATTGAAGTTTCAGCATGTCCTGCATCAAATGATGTTATTGGATTACAGGATCTTTATTTGCAACTAGATATTAGTAATAGTTTATTTGAACCTATAGTTGATGAGATTGCTTCTGGTTTAGATCCTTCTGGTTCTACTTATATTACCACATCAAGTTATGCTAATGGCAGTTTAGTACGTCCTGGAGGTCGTAATACTGGAGGTAATTCAACAATATCTCCTAGATCTGCTTCAACCGTATCCCTTTACTAAGATAGAATAACATATAAAATGTCTACAAAAAAAATCCAGTTTAATAACATTGTTCAGAATCAACTACCTCGGTACGTTATAGATGAATTTCCGTTAGTTTCAGAATTTTTAAAGTCATACTATCAGGGGCAGGAATATCAAGGTGGTCCTATTGATTTAGTTCAAAATATTGATGATTATATAAAGGTTGATAATCAAGTTAATCTTACCCATCATGTTGGTCTGGGTGTTTCTGTAGGTATTAATAGTGAAACAATTCACGTTGATATGCAAAAAAATCCAACAGGAACTTTGGGTTTTCCAGATTCTTATGGGTTGTTAAAAATTAATGATGAAATTATTACATATACTGGAATAACTACTTTTGCATTTACTGGATGTGTAAGAGGATTTGTTGGTGTAACTTCTTATCATAGCCCAACTGATCCTGAGCAATTAGTATTTGAATCTACTAGTGCAGACGAACATAGTAAAGGGGATGAAATACAAAATTTAAGTTCTCTTTTTCTTAAGGAATTTTTAGTTAAAACTAAGCATCAAGTTACTCCAGGATTTGAAGGAAGAAAATTTACTCCAGATTTAAATCAAAGAAATTTTATTAAACAATCAAAAGATTTTTATTTAAGTAAAGGAACGGATAGGGGGTTTGAAATTCTTTTTAAATCATTATATGACGAAGATGTAAAAATTGTTAGACCATCTGAATTTCTTTTCACTCCTTCTAATGCAAATTATAAAATTACAAGAGATTTTGTTGTAGAACCTATTACTGGTGATCCAATGAATCTTGAATTGTCTACACTATATCAAGATTCATATCAACAGAATAATATTGATAAGGCATATGCTCCAATAACTCATGTTGAAAAAATTAATGTTAGTGCTGGAACTACATTTTATAAGTGTAGTCTTGATGCTGGATATAATAGAGATTCTAGAGTAGAAGGTTCTACATATGGAACTTTTGTTTCAGCTCCTAGAACAAGAATAATTGGTGAAGTTGGTGCAGGAATTACTTTTGTTGATGTAGATTCAACAGTTGGTTTTGGAACCACTGGAGAATTGTATTTTAAATATATTGACAATACTGTAGGTGTTAGTTCATATACATCTAAAAATTTAACTCAATTTTTTGGATTAAGTGGAATTGGTAAAACTATATTAAGTGGAACTACAATTGGAATTAATACCTTTGCATATGGAAAATCTGTTGTAGATCCTGATGAAACAATTGAAGTAAGAATTACATCAGTTATTGATAAGCTTATATATTCTGACGAAAATTGTCTTTATGACAAAGGTGATACTGTAAAAATTAAAACTTTGGGTATTGGTGATACTGGTTTTAAAGTTGATGAATGGTATTATAATCTTTCTCCCGTATATCAAGTAGATAGTATTACTCTTAAAGATACATCTGATTGGACTTATGAGATTATATTAACTACTGATCATGATTTTAAAGTTGGTGATAAATCAGTTGCTGTTTTGGTAGGTAGTGATGGACGTAATTTACCTGTATCTGATATAACTCAATTAACTTCATCTAGAGGGTTTATCATAAAGGGTCAAGGTGAAATTAATACTGATTTAAATTATACAATTGAAAGGCAATTATTAAAATCTAATGCTATAAATTTCCCAGAGGCATCTAATTTTACTACAAACATACAAAATGTATATAAAGAAAAAGGAAGTGATAAGTTACTTGTAGCATCTTCATCTATTCCAACTTATGGTTCTCAATCACTTGGAGTTAATGATGGAAAAATAGTTTTTAGTGGAAGTTTTAGTGGTGATGAATATAAAATTATAACTACATCAACAACTACTCCTTCTGGTGTACCTATTTTTGATCATGGATTCTATACTGGTGATGCAATTTATTATACCCCTCAAATAGTTAATGATGCATATGTAGATCCTACTAGTGGAACATCTATAGACAATTTTGTTATTAAATCATCTTTAATGGATGAGGGTCTTTATTTTGTTAAAAGAGTAAATGAAACAACACTCAAATTTGCTAAGAGTGGTTCTGATCTTTATAATGAAAAATTTATTACTCAAACAGCAGTTGGTATTGTAACTGATAATAAAATATCTCCATTTAAATTTAATAATAAGACATTAACTTCACAAAAAATATTAAGAGAAGTATGTCCTCCTGAAAATACAGGGACTGTATATGAAACTACACCAGGTCATACTGGTATATTGATAAATGGTGTAGAAATTTTAAATTACAAATCTTTTGATCAAGTTCATTATGGAAAACTTGAAAGTATAGATGTTCTTGCTGGAGGAAGAGATTATGATGTAATTAATCCTCCATTTTTACATATTAAAGATACTGTTGGAACAGGTGCTACTGGATATGCTGCTGTATCTGGATCTTTAAGGGAGATGAGAATTATTGATCCAGGATTTGATTATAGAGAAGTACCTACGGTAAAAATTTCTGGTGGAAATGGATCAGGTGCTCGTGTTTCTGTAAATATGGAATCCATAGATCATTCTTCTTCTTTTGAAGCAGATTCTCCTAGAATAGGTCTTGAAACAGATTCTTCTTTACCTTCTACGATTGGATTTACCACTTATCATAAATTTAGAAATGCTGAACAAGTAGTATATGTTAGTGATGATCAAAAAGTTATTGGAGGATTAACTACAAGTTCTACTTATTATGCTGCATTAGTTGGAACTGGTGGAACTACTATAAGACTTCATAAAGATGAGGCAGGAGCTCTTGCTGGAATTAATACAATTGCATTAACTTCTAAAGGAATAGGAAAACAGCATATAAAATCCGTTGAAAAGAAATCTATTGTTGAATCTATTAATATACTTTCTGGTGGAACTGGATATCAAAATAAGAAAAGAACAGCTGTTCCTGCAGGTATAAACACATCATTAGATTCAATAAAAATTGAAAATCATGATTATGAATCTGGAGAAATTGTTACTTATACCTGTGAGGGAACTCCTATAGCAGGTCTTACTACTTCTACTAATTTTTATGTTACTAAAGTAGATGAAGATAATTTTAAATTATCTAGTGTTGGGGTTGGAACTACTTCTAACGATTTTTATTATAAAACTAAACAATATAGACCTCTTACTAGTATTGGTGTAGGAACTCATACTTTTAATTACCAAGATATTAGTATAAACATTACTGGGGATGTTGGTATTTCTTCAGTTGGATCAGATACATTTGAACTTAAAGTTCAACCAATAATTAGAGGTGAAATAACATCTATTCATTTATCTAATCATGGAGTTGGATATGGATCATCCGAAATTATTAATTTCATTAGAGAACCAGAATTAACTTTATTATCAGGATCAGATGGACAACTTACACCTATTGTTGGTGCAAATGGGCAGATACTTGAAGTTATTGTAGAGAATAAAGGTCTTAATTACAATTCCCCACCAAATTTACAAGTTAATGGAAGTGGTGTAGGTGCTGTAATAACTCCTATTTTGAAAGTAGTTGATCTTAATAATAATGCCTCTTCTGTAGGTATAGGAACAACTGTTAAGTATGTTTTAGATAATGTAAAAGTAATACAAAAAGGATCGGGATATAATAAGTCCAATACAACTATTGATGTTATTAATTCAGGATCGGATAATAAATTAAGATCCAATATTCAAAAATGGAATGTTAATTTATTTGAAAAATATTACCAAACTCAACAAATTACTGATGATGATGGAATTGTAAAAGATGGTAATATTCAATTACAATATAATCATTTATATGCTCCACGTAAATTAAGACAAACAGTTTATGCAACTAATCAGGAAGGAAAATCATTATATGGTGAACCTGATTTAAGAAAAGTTAATGGACAAGAAGTTTCATCGGATAATCATTCCCCTATTATTGGTTGGGCATATGATGGAAATCCAATTTATGGTCCATATGGATATATTAAAAATTCGGGTGGTACAGTAACTCAGATGAAGTCTGGGTATATTGAAGAAGCTGCAATTAAAGAAAATAGACCACCATTAAGTATTTTTCCTGCAGGATTTTTTACTGATGATTATACTTACAAACCAGTAACTGATGAAACTGTTTTAGATGAAAATAATGGAAGATTCTGTGTAACTCCACAATTCCCAAGTGGAACTTACGCTTATTTTGCTACAGTTGATGATTCTGGAGCAGAGCAAGGAGGTCAATTTAACACTTATAAATTACCTGTTTTCCCTTATTTGGTTGGTAAAAATTATTATTCTAATCCCAATGATTTTAATTTTTTAACTTCATCAAATCAAGATGATTATAATTTATATGATAGTAAATGGTGTAGAATTACAACACCTTATAACTTAATTTATGATGATAAAGCATATTATCCATATATGCCTCTTCCTAATAATTTATCTCAAAGTATAGATGTTTTAGGGACTAAACCAGGTTTCGTAGAAAGTATTGGAATTGAAACTGGTGGAAAAAATTATAAAATTGGTGATAAAGTAGTATTTGATAATACAGGTACTAAGGGAAGAGATGCTGCTGCTAAAGTAACAAGACTTCTTGGTAAATCGGTAAGTAGTGTAAGTGCTGCTACTAGTAGTATAACCAATATAGAAATATATCCTTCAAGTCAAAAAGGAATTTATAGTATTGTTTCTTCAGAACCTCATCAATGGGTTAATCGTGATATTATTACGGTTACTGGATTATCTACAACTTCTTCTGAAATTGGTGGTGTTTATAATGCTGGAATTACTTCTACAAAATTAACAGTAACTGGAATAGGAACTACTGCTGTTGCTATTGGAACTGATGGTGCTACAGGTATAGTAACCCATATTAATGTTCGTGGAGATTTATCAAAACTTAAATCTAATGATATTCTTGGAATTGGAACAGAAACTTTAAAACTATTAAATGTTGAACCTCTTCTTTCAAGAATTAGAGTTTTAAGAGCTGCTAATGGAGTTACAGGAGTTTCTCATACTGTAACTTCACAAATTCTTGAAAAACCCAGAAGACTTACTGTTAATTCTGGTTTTACTTCTGATTATGAATATAGAATAAATCAACAAGTCTATTTTAATCCTGCAGATTCTGTTGGATTGGGTACAAGATCAGGAGTAGGTATTGGTAGTACAATTGCCTTCAGTAATCCTGGAATTGGAATAACTCAATTATTCATTCAAACAAAGGCAATCTATATTCCTGGTCATGGATTAAAAACTGGAGATAAACTAACTTATTCTCCTAATGGTGGAACAGGTCTTAATATCAGATGGGATGGATCAGATGCTGTTGACACAGGTATATCAACATTAACGGATGGTCAAACAGTTTATGCTGCTGCTATTACTAATGACTTAGTAGGTATATCCACTGTTAAGGTAGGTTTAGGTAGTACAGGTACTTTTGTGGGCATTGCAAGCACACAGAGAGGTAGTACAACAGTATTCTTCTCTGGATT